TACCAAGAAGATTCGTCTTGATTGGGAAGTAACAGCAGAATCATTGGAAGATGGTGTAGAAGGTGACGCTCTAGAAGATCACTTGGTACGCTTGATGACCAACGCATTCGCAAACGATATCGAAGATCTCGCTATCAATGGTGATGGATCAACAGGATCATTCTTGTCAATCATGCCAGGCTTTATCCACAAGGTAAAGAACAACAACGATGCACATGAGTCAGTAGTAACCGTAGCAGATAATGCTTGGACACCTGATGTAATGCAGGGCATCATCAATGCAATGCCACGTAAGTACCGTGCACTTAAGAACAATCTTAAGTTCTACGCAGGTACAGATGCATTCGGCGGAATCGTTAAGAATAACGGTACACTCGCTGATGCAGTTGCAGAAGCATTCTCAGGCCAGATGCCAGGATCAACCCAGGCAAACCGCCAATCATACCTTGATGGTATCGGACAGACATTCGGTGGAGCACGTACAACTCGTGTTCTCGGAATTGAAGTTCAGGAAGTTCCTTACTACCCAGCAGGCTATATCGATTTGACATTCCCTGCAAACCGTGTATGGGGATTCCAAAGAGACATCACTGTAAACCGTGAGTACGTAGCAAAGAAGGATACAATTGAATACACTGTATTCGTTCGCTTCGGAATCAACTGGGAAGAAGAGGATGCAATCGCATTCGCTGACGCTGCTTCAGATTCATAATCTGTAAACAATACCTTTAATGGGGGGCGGGAGTTCACTCTCCTGTCCCCCTTAATACTTTAATGATATAATACAAACAAGGAGGATACAATGGAAAATAATGATTATAACAATCCGTTTTCAGTAGAAGAGCATGACCATGTCGAAGCCCCAGTGGTAGAGGCACCAGCAGAGCCAGTAGCAGAGCCAGTAGCAGAGCCAGTAGCAGAGCCAGTTGTAGAAGCACCAGTTGTCGAGGCAGTAGTCGAAGCACCTGCAGCAGAAGAGCCAGTTCAGGCACTAGGATTTACAGAAACAGGCGCTATTGGATCAATGGCAGCAGACGGTCCAAAGGCTGTAATAACACAGTCAGTAGATCTTTCAGAAAAGGTAGCACTTCACTCAACAAAGAGCATTCGTTGGGAAGAGGTTGGTTCACTTTCTAAGGGATACAACATTGTTGCAAAAGCACAAGCAGATAAGTGGCTAACTCGTGGGCATGTCCGCATTGCTACACCAGAAGAAATTCAGAAGGCTTTTGGATAATTAAAAATGGAGATATTGAGAGTTTCGCCATATGCAGATATATCTGTTAATTTTGTAGTCCCTGCGGGAACTACATCATCAACAATAACTGCTAACATAACCGATATGGCGGATCTTTCAGTATCCACATTAACTTTTTTAAATAAAGTAGCAGGAAACATTCTTGATATAACTTTGCCAGGAAATTACGATTCATCTTATAGAGTTGAAATTGTTAAAAATCTCGGGGCAGTTGGAGAAACAATTCTTAAAGATGAAACATACGAAGTCGTAAGACCTTATGTAGAACCATCAACAAAAGCAACAACAGCATCAGATATCGCAGCGTATGCTTTAAATGAAGAAATTGCAAGAGCAATGATCGACTCAATAGTGGTAGAAGGATTTTACTACAAGAAGAAGGTCCTTCATTTTACGGGAACTGGAGCAGACTATCTGCCAATCTGGGATGACGTAAAAAAAGTTTTAGCGGTATATGAAAACAACAAGTTAGTAGAAGATAGACAATACGAAGTATCATCAGACAAGACAGCGATTATTGAAAAGTCTTCTGATAACATTAATCGTGCAGAATCTTCTCCACTAGTTTTGCCAGCAGCAGCATCAGATTCTTTGGACCCACAGTTTATATATAGAGGGTTTGGAAAGACATGGGATTACTTGGTAACCGTTGAGTATGGATATACAGCAGTTCCATCAGATATTGTTAGAGCAACAGAAATGCTTGTTCACGATATAGAGTGTGGCAAATTAGACTATTACAAGAGATTTATTTCTTCTTACAATACAGATCAATTTAGAATTCAGTTTGATAAGACCATGTTAGAAGGAACAGGAAACATAATTGTAGACAAAATACTTTCAAAGTATACTAAGTCTATTACAAAACTTGGGGTGTTATAATGACAGTTTGCGAAACACCAGACTTTATGTTCCCATTACAGGCATCGGTTTATCATCCAATCGTAGAGCAAGGAGACTTTGGTGCTATTAAGAAGCAATGGATTTTGGATAGAACATTTGCTTGTACATTTTCGTCAGGTGGTTCTGCATTTAAAGAAGAAGTAAAGCCAAACGTAAATATAACTCAGAATTCAATCCTTGTAGGAAGAACAAAGTCAGACCTCAGAATATCTTCTCGTGACAACAAAAACTCACTAACAAATATATTAATAACAGATATCAGAGACCAAGAAGGAAATCTTGTTTATATGGAAACTTCAGGTCCAAGGTCTGGCAAGGGCACCCTGTTTGAGATAGCGACATACGAGCCTTTTATAGGCCCCTTTGGAGTAGTTGAGTCATACAAGGTAATAATTAGAAGATCAGAAAATCAAACAGGTGATGTATGAGAGCAGTATTTAGTTCTAATCAATTTAAGAAAGAAATGAACAACATCATAGATTATTCTGTTGGCTTTTTAGAAGGAGTACAAAAAGGAAAAACAATATTCTTAAAAACAGTCGGAATGGAAACTGTTGAAGTAATGAAGCAGTTTATCGACTCAAATGCAAGAGTTAATCCAGATATGCTTCATCACATATATGAGTGGAATCAAACTGGTAGTCCAAGTGCAAGACTTTATGACATATCCTACACAACAAGCAACCTTGGTTTATCATTTAGATCATCGTTTAGCCAATCTACATCTATTAAAAATGGCTCAAGAACTCCGTTCTACGATAAAGCCAGAATTATGGAAGAAGGTATTCCAGTAACCATTAGGCCAAGAGTTGCTCAAGCCTTAGCGTTTGAAGAAAATGGAGAAATGGTTTTTACAAAAAATGAAGTAAAGGTTGATAATCCTGGAGGAACAGAAGTTCAAGGTGGTTTTGAAAAAGTGTTTGATATGTTTTTTAATAGATATTTTTCTCAAGCATTTTTGAGAGTAAGCGGTGTGGCCCAGTATCTTGAAAACCCTATTCTTTATAAGAAAGATATGAAAGCAGGTAAAAAGATGGGCAGAACAAAAGGCCTTTCAACTGGCTATCGATGGATTGCTAATGCAGGAGTTGGTGCATAATGTCAGTTATTATTGATCATCCTCCATCATTTGTTAATGTATTTTTACAACAAAAACTTGGCCCAGAATTTGGTGCTATTCCAATGTTCCCAACAGTCCCTACAGACATGGCAGGTTTTGCTCAAGGATTTACTATAGACGAATTAACAGAAGGCACAAAGTTTTCTTTTAATGGTAATGCTGCAATATATGACAGAATGTTTAAGATGAGGAGACTTCCTTTTCCACACATAAAATGCGAACAACTATTATATTATTTTAATGCACTAGAAGAAAATGCAGTTCCCAACCTTATAAGAATAACTCAAAAAATTCAGGATCTGCTAGACCGTGGCGATGAGTCAGCAGAAGACCTTAATTCTTGGATATTGTCAACGCTAGAGGTTTCTACAGATCTTGAAACTTCAAGGCCAGTTGCAACTATACCTGGAAATGGAACATTCTATGTTCCTTATTTCCATAACTTTAAGATATACCAGTTAGAAGAGACAAGAGACATTGTTGACTTTGGCACAGCCCGTACTTATGCTGGGAACAAGATGATCATAGATTATGACTGGCATGCTGTATATCCAGACCAAAATAACCAATCATAAAAAGGTGTTATAATTGAGGTGAGGAAACAACCCCCTTTTAATAAAATGAAAGAGGTGAGATATATGGCATACAGCCGTGGTTCAAGTAGTAACATCATCGTAGGTGCAGCAGCACTATTTACGCATGATGCAGGCCCAATCGGATATGACTCTGACGGTAAGATCACTGATGCTCAAGCAGCAACAGACCTTCCAGCCTTCACAGCATCCGCAACATCATACAAGGATACTTTGTCTACAAGTCCAGCAAACGCTGACTACACAAATATCGGATACACATCTAATGGTCTAGAACTAGCGTTCCAGCCAGACTTTGGTGATGTAGCAGTAGATCAACTTCTCGACGTTGCTCGTTTATTCAAGCAAGGTATGACAGTTAATCTAAATACATCTTTTGCAGAAGCAACACTAGAAAATCTTCTAGTAGCAATTGCAGGAAATGACACAGATCTAACATCAGCATCAGGAGTTTCACAACTCAAGATGTCTGCTGGAGATATCGGAGACGTTCCACTAGAGCGTGGTCTGGTAGCAGTAGGACCAGGTTCTGGTTCTTCTCTAGATCCAAAGGAAAGAATTTACGTTGCATACCGTGCACTCTCAATTGAGAATGTTACAGTATCAGCAAAGCGTGATGAAGCAACAATGTTTGAAGTTTCATTCCGTCTTCTTCCAAATGATAATGCGTCTTATGGTAAGATCGTAGACCGCAACCTATCAGCATAATACAACTTAATATGAGAGGCTCAATCCTTCGGGGTTGGGCCTTTCTGTTTGGTATACTTATATAATGGCAACAAAAATATATGATACTAAAAATATATCTCTAGTAGATGATAGGGTTATTATTGCTGCCCCATTAAAAATAAAATATTTAAGAGAGTTTTTAGAAACCTTTGAAGGAATTAAAGAAGCAAAAAGTGATGATGAATCAATCTCTGTTCTGGCACAATGTGCTCTGATTGCAATGAAACAATATTGCCCATCAATTAAAACTATTGATGATTTAGAAGATAGCCTAGACTTACCAACCATCTATGATGTTATTGATATTGCAGCAGGAATTAAAATTAATCAAAAATCAGAAGACCCCGTTAAAGAGCAGGCAGTTGATAGTGGATCATCTTGGGATACATTAGACTTGGCTAAATTAGAGTCAGAAGCATTTTTAATCGGTATATGGAAAGACTACAACGAACTAGAAGAATCTTTATCTATGGCAGAACTAACTGCAACAATTAAAATAAAAAGAGAGTTAGATTATAGCGACAAGAAGTTTGCTGCTGCCATGCAAGGAGTAGATTTAGATAAAAATTCTGGCAGTGGAAACGAATGGGAAGACATGAAGGCTAGAGTTTTTAGCAAAGGTGCTGTAACAGATGGCAATGATATCCTGGCTTTACAGGGTCCAACTGCTGAAAAGGCTGGGTTTGGAATAGGAAACGGTCTTACTTACGAAGTTTATGATTAGTTAAAAATAAGCCTGCTTTATGGTATAATTGACTAAACCTTATAAGGAGGAATAAATGGCAACCGCCACTGAAGAAAAAACAGTAACTCTGATCGATGGAACAAAGATCAAGGTAAGACCACTAAAGATATCTCTACTTCGTCCATTTATGAAGAAGTTTGAAGATATTGCAAAGGTAGCAGATGATAACGAAAAGTCAATGGATTTACTTATTGACTGTGTTCAAATTGCAATGCAACAATACAAGCCAGAGTTGGCAGAAGACAAGGAAGCGCTAGAAGAAAATCTAGACCTTCCTACAGTATACAAGATTGTCGAAGAGGCATCTGGAATTAGACTTTCAGACGCTTCACTACTTGGCAACCTTGTAAATAACTAAATAAGAGGTGTTAATGGATGGCTGATGTACAATCCAATATTCATGTAAATATTGATACGTCCGATGCTTTAGCAAGTCTAAAACTTCTACAACGTCAAATATCAGCCTTCCATACACAAATGGCAAAGTCTGGTACCGCAGCAGCAGCGGTAGCAGCAAATCAAGCACAGAACTTGATGAACAGCATAAATGCTACTGGACAATTCCAAGCATCAATGCGAACAGTAACATCAAGTACAGAGTCTTTTACTAGTGCACTAGAAAAAAATAAGTTAACCTCTAGAGAATATTTTAGATATACTGGCGCAGCCACAAAGACTTTTGGTAGACTTTTTAGGTCTGAGTTTGAAACAATAAACAAAGTAGCAAGAGAGCGTGTAAAGGATCTTCAGACCCAGTATATCAAAATGGGCAGAGGAGCCAACGGAGCACTACAAGCAATTGCTGTAAGACCTCTAACTCTGGATATGAAAAATCTGGGGACTCAAACAGCCATCGCAGCACAAAGACAACAACTACTTAACCAGTTATTAAAACAAGGATCAACTAACCTTCTAAACTTTGGTAAGAATACCCAGTGGGCTGGCCGTCAGTTAATGGTTGGTTTCACAGTACCACTCCTTATGCTTGGAACACAAGCAGCAAAAACATTTATGGCACTAGAAGAACAGGCTATTAGATTTAAGCGTGTATACGGAGAAATGTTTACAACGCAAGAAGAAACTGACCTAATGGTTAAAAACATTCAACTACTTGCAAAAGAATATACTAAGTATGGCGTTGCAGTTGAAGACACAATGAAAATGGCAGCAGACGCTGCAGCAATGGGTAAGATGGGAGCAGAACTAACCGCTCAAGTTTCAGAAGCAACCCGTCTTGCAGTACTTGGTGGTGTTGAACAAACACAGGCATTAGAAACAACAATTTCAGTAACAAATGCATTTGGCGTTGCAGCAGATGATTTAGCAAAAAAGATTGACTTCCTCAACGCAGTTGAAAACCAGACTGTTGTATCTATTGAAGACTTAACCATAGCAATTCCGAAGGCAGGTCCAGTTGTTCAGCAACTAGGTGGAGACGTAGAAGACTTAGCCTTCTTCTTAACAGCAATGAAGGAAGGTGGAATCAATGCATCAGAAGGTGCTAACGCACTAAAGTCTGGACTTGCGTCTTTAATTAATCCATCTGAAAAAGCATCAAAGTTTCTAGGAGGTCTTGGTGTAAATATTAAGGGAATTGTTGAAGCCAACAAAGGTGATATTAAAAATACGGTTATTGGTTTTTCACAAGCACTTGATACCCTTGATCCACTTAACCGTGCCCGTGCAATTGAACAACTATTTGGTAAGTTTCAGTTCTCAAGACTTTCTACTCTATTCCAAAATGTTACAGCAGAAGGAACTCAGGCAGCAAGAGTTTTAGAACTAACAAAAGCAACAACAGAAGAATTAGCAATTCTGTCTGAGCGAGAATTAAATAAAATTGAAAATACAACAACCTATAAGTTTAAAAAATCAATTGAAGATCTAAAGGTTACACTTGCTCCAGTTGGAGAGCAGTTCTTAAAAGCCCTTACACCGATTGTTGAGTTTGCTGCAAAAGTCTTAGACAAGTTTAACGATCTTGGAGATGGAAGCAAAAAGTTTATAACTATTCTAACAGTTGCTCTAGGAGCGGTAGGACCACTTGCCCTTATGTCATTTGGTTTGCTTGCTAACGGTCTTGCAAATATTATTAAACTGTTTGCAGGTTTAAAGTCTGTATTTAATAGAGCAGGATCTTCAACACAAGTATTAGGACAGCAAACATCGTACTTGACCCAAGAACAACTAGAAGCATCTGCAGTTGCAGCATCTCTTGATCAGGTTCACCAAAGACTTAGACAAACATTTACCTCAGAAGCATCAGCAGTAAATGCCCTAGCACTTGCTTATAGAAATGCAATCTCAGCACAAGCAGGGTTCACTGGACCTGTTCGTGGCGGGGGAATGAAGGGCCCACCACAAAGCAAGAAGTATTCAACAGGAGTTACACGGGTTCCAGGAACGGGCAATCAAGACACTGTTCCAGCAATGCTTACTCCTGGAGAAGCAGTTATTCCAGCAGGTGCTGCACAAGATCCAGCGAATAAACCAATAATTGCTAGAATGGTTGCAGGGCAAAGAGTTCAGAGATTTAACACTGGAACCACTGCGGTTACATTTGATGGAAAAGAGCATAATGCTAAAAGTGCTCGACAACAAAGAAAAATAAAAGACTTTATAGATTCTCTTATTGATAATAAAGATGGAACACTGAGTTATGTAGATAAGGATCCTACAAAAAGTGGAACATTTAAAAAGGAAAGCCTTAGCAAACAACTTGCAAAATATTCAGGAAGAGAGCCAAATGAACTAGACCTAAATAAAATTAAAAGAGGTCTCGTCATCGGTTCTGGAAAACGTGGAAGCGGAACAGGAAGTTCTAGACCTTATTGGTTAACACCTTTAATGAAAGAAGCAGAAGAAAAAAATAAAGTAACAATTCTTGCAGAACAAGATGCTATTGAAAAAGCATTGAAAAAGCGTGGGATTGTAATAGATGAAAAAAAGAAAGGAAACCTTTTTGGTGTTCAGGCTTCACACCTTGTAGAAGAGTTTGATGCAGACGGAAATAAGATTTGGAGAGCAGCAAATATTGCTCCAGAGCCAGGTTATATTAATAACTATATTAATACTATTAAGAAAAAACTTGGTGAAAAATTATTAGAAAAGACAGATGCCGAATTAAAAGACAGAGGCATTGACAGAGAAGAACTAAAGAAACTTGTCGGTGGGGAACATCCAAGAACACCTGAAGCGGCGGAAACATTTAAAAATATCGCTAAGTACGATATAGAAACTAATCCTAAGAAGAGTGGAATTTATCAGGCACACGTTGCAGAAGCAGGAATTGATTTTAGACAAAATAGAGGAGTATACGGTGCTCCAATAAAGTCTTTGGCAGATATTCTTCCAGACAACCCGAGAGTTCGAGCAGAACTTTCAAGACAGGCATTAAACCCAGATGACAAGTTTAGCCCATCACAATCAGAACAACTAAAAAAGACTGCAGAACTTGCATCAAAAACAAAATCTGGTCAATTACCACCAACTAATTTTGGAAAACTTATCGCCCCAACAACTGGATTTAGTTTCCCTGTTCCTGGAGTGGGAGGGCTTTATGATGGTCCAAATGGTAAAGTATTTGTAAAGCCAATGATGAGCGAACTCGATGCTATAGCAGAAAAAAGAGCAACAGATTTTGCAAGAGAGGTTCACGGACTTGATACGCCAGAACAAAAGGTAAGCACAATAATAGATCCTTCAGACCCAGAAGGAAAGAGAAAGATTATTGTTTTAGAGTCTAAGTATGATCCTAAGTTTGCTAACCTACCAGGATTTTCTGATGGAAAGGAAGGTCGTGCTCAATATTTTAGGCAACTTGTCGCAGCCAACCTTCGTGGTGATAAAGACCTTAAGATGGGAAATCTTGGAGGGAATATACTAACAGATGTTGGAACTGCTGGAGTATTTGATAGGGCTACCTCTACTGGTAAAAATGGAATAAGAACATTGTCAGAAAAAATGCCATCAATGTATGAAATGGCAGAACAAAACTTGAAGGGCGTTGCAGGACCACAAGCAAAGAATTCTCCAAACTGGTTTGCTAATGAAACTCAAAAATATATAAATGATCCAAAGTACACCGCAGATC